TACCTTGAGGTAGAGATCAAATTTCCTGACACATCATTGAAGGCTGTAAAGCTGGACAATGGAGTCAGTAATAATAACTAAACTAAAACCAATAACGAAAGTAAATATTATGTCACAATACGATAACACTAACTCCGGTACATTCTTCGTCAATGACCGTAAAGAAAAACCAAATCATCCTGACTACAGCGGGAAGATTAACGTCGAGGGTAAGGAGTACTACCTCAAGGGCTGGAAGAAGACAGCCAAGAGCGGTACTAACTTCTTATCCTTAGCGGTGAACCCAGTTGAGGGTGGTGCAGGATCTGCCCCCAAAGCTGCAAGTGCGCCAACCAATGACGAAGCCCCCTTCTAAGTAATGCAATTCGATAAGATCTGGTGGGAGACATTCCGCCGTGATGAAGTAAGTGCCATTCTAACAATGACTGCCAATAAGAACACGGATTACACAGGAGGCGAGAGCTGCGATAACCCCTTCGCAAATTTCGATGGCTCCTCCGAGTTCGGCGTTCATCCATTGACTGGCGTTTGCATCCGAATGCAGGACAAATTCCAGAGAGCGAAGGCTTTCTGTAACGATGGTCAGCTAAAGGTAGTTACCAATGGCGACCAATCCAAAGACATATTCCGTGACCTAATTGGCTACTCGTTGATAGCCATAGGGATGCTCGAAAGAGCTGAGTCCGAGTAAGTCCTTGTGCTAAGATGCTTGCCCCTTACAATTCCGTAGGGGGCAAGTAACTCTTATGACTGATATAACCGAAACACACCGTAACGAAATGACTAAAATAAAAGAAGCAGCCGAAGTATCCCTCTCAATCTATAACACAATTGATGGTTATAGAATCCCGGAAGGAAACCGTGTAGCCCATAAGTCCCTTGGACAGGTCCTTCGTTCTCTGGTAGAATTACTTGAAAATGAACAATCTGGATCTACAAATACACAATCAGCCACATAGTGCTGAAGCCGAGGAAAAACTAATTGCATCCTGCTTACTGCCAGGTGACACATCCATATACGATATGGTTCGTCCCCTACTTGAGCCAGAGGATTTTTACTTATTACGCTTTAGATTACTTTACCAAACCATTGGTGACCTTGCACAGCTAAGTCAGCCAATTGATGAGGTATCAATCTCAGAGCACCTGAAGACCCTACAAGGGCTTGACGAGGTCGGAGGCATAGCAGGTATACTGTCAGTCACTGACAGCGTCTCCAGCACCACCTCAGCTAAGTTCTACGCCAAGACAGTAGCAGAGAAGGCAAGGCTTCGTGAGATTATGAAGTCCTGCCGACTCGCTGTTGAGGAGGTTGAGAATGAATCCAAGTCCTACGACGAGATTCGCAGCACCCTTGAGGCTGAGATAACCGAGCGTCCACTCCTTACTCAAGGTAAGGCTGACATAGGTTTCTCTGCTGACGAGCTACTGGCTGACATCGCTAAGATGCAGGCCGGTGATTACGAGGCTGACGTTGTTAAGACTCACACCAATAACCTGGACCGTGAGTTCGGCAACCGAGGCATCGCTGCTGGTGAGGTACTGACAGTGGCTGCACCTACCTCCTGTGGTAAGTCAGCACTCGCTATGTACATCGTCTCTCAGTCCGTTGTAAAGGATGGTCACGCCTGCGGGGTGTTCTCCTTGGAGATGCCACAGAAGCAACTCACAAAGCGACTGACGCAGGTTATCTCAGGTGTTAACCTACGTAGCGTTGAGGATCAGACAGCTAACCCACAGCAGGAGAAGCGGGTCTACGATACCATCAACCAACTGAAGTCCTTACCTATCTATACTTCGCACGCTGTTAAGAATGCTGATGATCTGTACAGTCAGACACGTCAGTTCGTACAGAAGCACGGAGTAAAGCTACTGGTGATTGATTACCTACAACTGATACCATTCTCTTCTAGGATGGGTAAGGCTGAGGGCATCGCTAGTATCTCTCACAAGATTAAGCAGATGGCTATTGATCTCAACATAGCCGTTATCCTACTGGCACAAGTCAACCGAGAGGGAGCCAAGGCTGGCCGACTTAAGTTGTATGACCTAAAGGATTCCGGGGACATTGAGAATGATGCTGATATTGTTCTGCTTATGTATCCGTCAAGCGGTGATGTTGAGTCCTCAAAGGACGTAGACAGCCGAGGGGCGTTCACTCGATTAACCTACGAGATTGCTAAGAACCGTGAAGGTGAACGTGATATCGGTGGGGTATTTAAATTCTATCACTGCACAGGGAGGTTCGGACAATGACGGAGAAAGAAGTAGCACAGTACATAATGGCAGCGTTCCCACGGATGAACAAGCTGACCAAAGCCGAGGACGAGTTCAGTCCTTTTGATTACGAGAGCATTGATTATCTGGTTGAGATCAAGGTACGCCGTAAGGCATATGACCCCTGGATCATCGAGCAGTTAAAGGTTGATACCAATATCGGTATCGCTGAATCAGTAAAGAAGGACTTCGTTTATGTGAACGGATTCCAGCACCTGCTGTACGCTTGGAATATATCTAAGCTAATTCGGGATGACTATGACTTCGGGTTCGAGGATCGTGAGATGCCTTGGACTACGGACTTCGATGCAGTACAAATAATAACTAAGCGCACTGGGTACTTGTACAACAGCAGCGCACTAATCATTAACACGGAGGGACTATGATAACTAAAGAAACATCAAAGGATATAACAGTAAACGGAGTAAGGGTAACCTGCTACTCAGATGGCAGTGTAGAGGTTCACGGCAGTCGGGGCAGTGGTAGATCATTTGGCTCGACGAACGGCAATGGCTATATGAGGAAAAATGTTAATGCGCAAAAATTCAAAGTCCACGATCTGATCGCAAGAGCCTTCCTGGGGAATAAACCAAAGGGCTATGACGTTGATCACATTAACGGAAACAGGGCAGACAATAGACCATCTAACCTGCGGTACGTGACACGATCCGAAAACCTAAGAGGATACCAGAAGGTTCGCGGTAAGTCCAAGTACAGAGGTGTAACAGTTCCAAACAATAATCCTAAGTTCATTGTGAACGTAGGTCTAGGTAAAGAGCATCAACACAAGCTCAAATACTTGGGTTCATTTACTGACGAGAAGGAGGCAGCTATTGCTCGTGATACCTTCTGTTTTGAGGAACTAGGTTTTCCGCTAGAAGGGTTAAATTTTCCTGAGTTATTTGTTGACAAGCAGGAGGATTCCGTACAGATTTCCAGTATGCAAAACACTGAAGAAAACATCGAGCGAGTTCAGACCCAGATTGATATGATTCGGCAGGAGTCCAGACTTCTGTCATACCGTATTGATCGTATGACTGATCAGCGAAAGAGTCTTCAGGAAGAGAAGCGCAAGCTCAAGGATTTCCTTACGCAGGCTAGAAAGCCATAGTGTATAATGCTGATCGAGGTAAGCTGTAGGAGTAATTCGCAGCGGGGCTTTTATGTTCGTCCTTTTTGATCCCTCGTTTCGTTACGGTAGCCCCGTCCTCTGTGTGTTGAGGGCGGGGCTTTTTGTTACCTTGGGTACTGCTGCATCTGGATGCGGCGAATAACAGCTTGAACATCTGACAGCTTCAGCTTGCCTCGCTCGTAGTCATCCCGTAGCATCTTCATTGCCATCTCCTCTGGCATCTTGCCAGCGAGTTCTACGTACCTTGCTCTCTTGTCAATTCGCTTGGATGGTACGCTAGTTGAGATTGGCATATCTGGCACAGTACCTGTCATAAGATTCTCTACCTCGAACTTACTGAAAGTCTTACTGAGCTGCTTCTTTATTTCCTCTTCCGAGGCTTCAAGTGTACGAAGGTTGTTTACGTGACGTACTCCCTGCTCCATCTGTGAGCGGTAAACATTGTTCAGTTCTTGGTAAGCACCTGAGATATCGTCCTGATTGTAACTAGCTGATGAGTACCTTGAACGGATCCCAACGAAGCTCTTTTTCATATCGCTGAACTTGTACCCAGCACTCTCCAGCATATCAAAGTTGCGTGAACGGTAACCTAGTAGGTAGCGTAGCCCGTTCTCTACGGAAGTGCGCTCATCCAATTTCTTGATATCCTTGATGGTTCCTGGCGTAAATGTATCAGCTAGGTACCAACTCGCTAAGTCAAGTTTCTTGGACAGTCCGTCAACCTTATTAGAAATACGCCGGCCATTTTGATCCAAGTTATTTTTAGCGGCTACAATGTTCTTCAAGTTGATGGTAAGATCTCCTCCTATCTTGCTCCACAAGGAGTCAATCCACTTGCCCATACCGTCCATAAAGTTGTCACCACGTCTAGCAGAATCTACGAGCGATGACATTTCTGCGGTAGGCATCTGGTAGCCCAAGTTAGCTGCGCTGATCTTATTCCCGTCCTTACGTAGGTGTAGTGCTTGATGTTTCTCCCAGGGAGCAAGGACTGTTTCGCGCATTGCCTTGTCTTTTTCTTCATCGAAGCCTTCTTCTCTGTTCATCATCATTGGGATGGTTGACCCCGCAGATAGGACTGCCGTCAATGATGCCATTCGCTTGAATCCATTGACCTTGATTCTACGAGCTGTGTCCTGGTTTATTGTGACACCGTACTGATCCTGTAGCATCTTAGCAAATGTTCCATCGGTCATCTGTTTTGCTAACTTAGCTTGGTTCCAGGTTGTCC